CTGGTGACACCGTCAAATGGAGAGATGACTCTTCGACGGATGTTTTCGGCAACGAAATCAAGAGTGACGAGTGGACCCTTAAGTACTTCTTGAGGACGAATACCGCTTCGGAAGGGCATATTTCTACAGGCAGTGTTTATGCCACTGGCTGGGAATTTACGATTTCCGCGACCGATTCAGCAGGGTTTGACGCTGGAAACTGGTATTGGCAGGCGATTGCAACCAAGGACAGTGAAAAGCTGACTCTTGGCTACGGCACGCTGACTGTTGAAGCGGCTCTGGAGTACTCAGGCACTCCTGGTGCTTTCGATGGTCGGACTCAAGCCAGAAAAGATTTGGAGGCTGTCCAAACAGCGATCCGAACCTTGATTAGTGGTGGCGCTGTTCAGGAGTACAAGATTGGCAATCGCAACCTCAAGCGATACGACTTGCCTGATTTGATTCAGTTAGAGGGTCGATTGAAGGCAGAGGTAAAGCGTGAAGAGCAGGCCGAGCTGATCGCCAACGGCCTTGGCAATCCACGCAACATGTTCGTGAGGTTCAACTGATC